ATTTATAATTCTCATCTGTATAAAACATTATTTATTCCTTTTGTTATTTTTCTAAAGAATCTAAATATTTTTTCATTTTATTATAGTCATTAAAAGCTCTTATTTCTCTTTCTCCATTTTCATAAGAGATTATAACTTTTGCTCTTTGATAATCATTTCCTTTAAAAAATAAGTATGGATTAATCTGAAACTTATACGGACAATCTTCTGTTCTTAAATCTTTTAAAACTCCTTTATCAATCATTCTTAATAATGAATTTGTTATTGACCTATATGATTTTAATCCAATTATTTCTGCATATTTCTTTTTTCTTTTTGGTGTCATATTTATAGTGTTTTCAGCATTAAAATCAACATCTTTAATCATAAGAATCAAAATATTAATTTCTACTTTAGTTAATGATAGTAGTTTTCCAATATCTTCAAAAAACATTTTTGCAAACCTTTCACCGATTATTTCACCAGTTAAAATATCAATAACCATACTATTCCTTTTGCACTAATTTTAATGTATAGTGCATTGTATCATACATTGAAGTTAATGTCAAGTGCATTTAATTCAAAACATACTCACTCCTACAGTGTAGTACTGCACTTCCAGAGTGCAACAGGTATGTTCCTCTCTATATAGTTCTATTATATACGAACCAACTGGTTCGAAGATATTTTATTTATTTTAAATAGAACCAACTAGTGTGATAGTTTTCTGTTATTCTTTACTGATAAGCACTATTGGACTGCGACATTCCGTTTTGCAAATCAAGTTGGTTCTACGGTGCTTCGCACCTAACGCTCACACTGAACCAACTAATGATTGTGCAAAACTACAGTCTTGCCCATCGTGCTTATAAAGCGTAGGGTCAAGTAAAATTGTCTGAGTAATGCAGAACCAGATCGGAGAGCGTTCGGTTCGAAGAACCAACTGGTTCTAGTAACGCAAGAAATTTTACGTAGACTCTAAATTTTTATTAGTATCACCATTTATCAACAAATCCATATTTATTAATTGTCTGTTCATAGAACCAACCAGGGAAATGAATCATTGAAGCCAATTTCTTTCCACTGTTCAATAGATTTCTAATTCTTGTTTTATAAGCCTTAATAGTTGATGCTTCTTTGTTGTATTTGCTTAATTTATCTAATACATCTTCCATATTCTTAATAATCAATTCTATTGTCTTGGTTCTTAATTGCCAACCATATTTTCTTCTATGATATTCATTTGCTACAAGAACCAATGTTCTGATATTTGATGTAGCGTTAAATAAATCTTTAAGCTCATCAATAGTTAATAGATGATATGAATTATTCTCAAGTTCTTCAAGATATAATTCAAAATCTTCTATTTTCTCTTTTGTAATCTCAACCATTTCTTCGTTGGTTTTATTAATTAATTGCTCAACAATGGTCTGTTGCAATTTGTGTTTCTTAAATTCTGTTTTATTTTTAAATGGTCTAAAATCTTCTGGTATTCCCATTCTGATAAGACAATCTGTAATATCATAAAATTCTGTATGCGTTTTGTTTTTATCTATTCTAGAACCACGTCCTACCATTTGAAAAAATAAAGGAAATGATTTTGTTGGTCTAAGATTTATAATAGTATCAACATTAGGTGCATCAAATCCTATAGTAATTGAATTTATGCTTACAATTATTTTTCCCTTAATTGTTCTTAATAGTCCTTTTTTCTTTTTTTCTTTTATAGTATGCTTTATTAAAGCAAGTTGATGAGCAATATTTTTGTCTTGCTGTTCCATAATATTCCTTTCCACAAAAATCACATATCTTTTTATGGTTTTTTGGATTATTTGAATATTCTTTATTTAATTTTTGTGGTATCCATAAACAAGTTTCTGGTGAATATATTTTTGGTTTTATTCCTTTTAAGTCACACAATATATCTTTGTCAAGAACCAAATCATCTCTATATCCATTATTTATAGCCCAATCATAAAAAGACTTAAAATCATTTCTCCATTCATCACAAACTGTAACATTTTTATCTTTATACCATTTATGGTATCTTTGCTCTTTTTCTCCCCAATGACATCTACTCATCATAGATTGCCATATTTTAAATAGTCTTGTATTGCTTAAACCATGAGTTTTTCTATTTTCCGCATTTTTTTTATTAGCACATTCTCTACATAATGGATGGTCCTTTAGAGCATCAAATCTTTTTTTGTAATGTTTTTTACATAATGGGCATTCTACTACCACATATCTTTTACCATTTGGTTCTAATGGTAAATGTTCAATTATTTTAACTCCATTAATTTTATCTGGTTTTTTTCGAATAGTTCGTCTTTTTACTGACAATTCAAAATTACATTTTCCACAATAAATTAAACCTTTTTTTATTTTTTCATTATGCGCATATTTGTTCATTTCAACTACAGAACCACATCTTTCACACTTAAATAACGCTCTTTTATTTTCTAATTCTTTAATTAAAATCATTTGTATCCTTTTTTTAGTGCACTTAAAAACCTATAAAAATTATATTATGAGTTGGTTTTTAAGTCAACAATCAAAACCTAATTCTTTAACTATTTCAACAAAATCATCAAAAGATATATCTATTTCTTCATCTTTAAAATAAATTAATCCCCATTTTCTTGTTATTTTGTCACTCTTGCTATGATATGTAAAAACATTTTCACCATTTTCTTTTAATAAAGAACAATACTCTTCAGCCATTTCAATGTTTGAAGTAAATATTAATGTTTGTCTTTTATTTAGAATCAACGACTTAGCAAACTTAACAAACCATTTTTTAAACTCTTCATCTGAATACAATTGTCTGATGTCTTCAGCACTATAATCAGCTACTCCTTTATCAATATTATCGAAATCTATCTGAGTAACTATTCTTGGTATATAATACTTTATAGGACTTAAATATCCTTTTTCTTCAGCTTCTCTTTGAGATATAGGACAATAAGTGTTATCAAACATTTTGATACCGTTAAAATCAAAAGGCGTAGCTGTTAAACCTATCTTCTTTGTTGGTTCTAATTTATCAAGAATATATTGAAATCTATCTCCATTTATCCTTTTATGATATTCATCAGCAATTATTGCTACTTTACCTGTTGGTTCTAATTTATTGTTTTTAAGCCTGTTATATAACGTTTGGTCTGTTGATAGTATGATATTACTATTTTTATTAGTTTGTTCGTTATCGTTTAAGATAGACACGTTTAACGATTGATTCTTAAAATGTTCTTTTAATTGATTAATAAGTTGAGATATATCACTTACAACGTATACTTGATATCCAGAACCAACAAGCTCGTTAGCTATATAGGGAATCATATGTGTTTTTCCTAAGCCTGTATATAGCTCAATTACTAATTCTTTTTCATCTGAACCAATAAAATCTTTAGTTTTTTCAATTATCTTTTTTTGATAATCCCTTAAAGTATGATTATTTGATGTGTTTAACATACGTTTTTCCTCTAATTATATTTGATATTGTAGATTGATCTACTTTATATTTATTTGCTATTTCTTTTTGTGTAATTCCTTTTTTATATAATTTTTTTATTTTATTTATTTCTTGTACTGGTATTTTTCTTCTTTTAATTCCGTTTGTTATTTTTCCAAGTTTTTTATAACTATGTTTTTCATTTTCAGATGGAGTACACCATTCAAGATTATTAATATTACTATTTAACTTATTTCTATCTTTATGATTAACTTGTGTTTTTCCATTAATCTTTTTTAAAAAAGATTCTGCTACAAGTCTATGCACTCTTGCACTTTTTCTTGTTTCTTTTCCATTTTTTATTTTTACAAGATTTACAGATAAATATCCCTTTACTGTAAACATTTTTAGGATTTTTTCTTTTATGGTTATTGTTTTCTTTTGTTTATTTATTAAAACTTTTACACTCTTAACAAACCCAGAAGGGTGTATATAATAATCTTCCCAGTCTTTAATTTTTTTCCAATTTTCATCATTTAGATCAGGATAACTAATTATTGTTTCATTTTTCATATTTGTCCTTTAAGTATCTTGCTAACAAATAAGCATCGCATATTCCATCTTGTAATCCACCTCTTTTACCTTTACATTGAAGCGTTGGTTCTAATTCAAGAGCTTTAACGCAAGACTCTTTTTTATCAGAACCAATAAGTCCAAAGTGTTTTTTCCATTCTTGAGGAGTTATTAATTCATAATCTAATCCTAATGTATCTAGAACGCCTTGTATCCATCCAAAATTCTCTCCGAATGCAAACATACTGCGAACACCGTTTCCTGGCATAGAATGTACAGATTCGAGTCCTATAATAAT